AGCTGCTACTCGACACTGTATTCGCACGTACGTGCGTACATCCTCAATTCCAAACCGGGTGTACACGTTTGAAGAGGTTGCCACAATCATGGCCTCGCGAGCGAAGGACAGTTCAGTTGGTTGGACCAACATTTGCAAAAAGAGAGAGGAAGTGCTAATCCCCACTGTCGAAGGAGGTTGGACTTTCACTCCAAATTTGCAAGCTCGAGTACTCGAACTTGAGCAAAGAGCAATGGAAGGATGCTTGCCATGTGCTCTTTTGACGCCGTGTTGCAAAGACGAAGCCTTGAAGCTCGAGAAAGTGGAGATGAAAGCAACTCGAACTTTTGAACGATCACCTATTGAATGGATCGTTTACGGTATGAGGCACACCGGTGCTTTTACCGATCATCTCCATGCCAATCCGATGCGCACGCCTAGCGCAGTTGGCATTGATCCCTGTTCACCAGATTGGGACCAGGTTTTTGGAGACCTGTATGCCATGCGAAGTGGCACAACCTCCAAAGTCGTTGACATCGACTATAAAGCTTTTGAAACGATTGTGAGCCAACAAGCCGGCATGTTGTATTGCCGGGTGATGGACGCATTCTATCAAAACAAGGATCGCCGCCGCGATGCCTATGTCATGTCCATGCTTGATTGCTACATGCTTGTGGCTAGAAAAGCGTGGCATAAGCCGCATGGAAATCCTTCTGGAATGGTTGGTACTGTTGACATCAACACCATTTGGAATGAAGCATTGCAGTTTATGTGCTTCATGGACTTGCTCCGTGAGCACATGAGTCGCGTAACGCCTGAAGATTACCAACGCCTTACGAAGAGGAAGCTGTACGGAGACGATACTGCAATGGCAACTCATCCAATCATCGACGAGTTGTACAACTTCTTGACCATACGGCTGTACTTGAAGAAGTACAATATCCACATCACGCCTGCTGACAAGACGAAGAAAGATCCTGGTCCCCACATTTCGATACCAGAATTGACGTTTTTGAAGAAGCAAGTTTTGTGGAGTGACGAATTGAAAGCTTTCGTCCCTTTTGTTCCTTTCCACACATTGTGTGACCAGCTCGCTTGGTCGCGCGACGTGACATTGGAGGGACACATCCAGTGCGTTAATAGCGCACTAGCTTTCGCCTTTTTCCGTGGTAATTTCAAGGAGAATGGTTGGATTCCGGCTTCTGAGCCTACTTTTGAAGAAATCCGAAATTACTTTCTTGATGTTACCGGTGCCGACGAACATCGTATTTTCAGCTACGACCAATTGCTGGAACGGTATTGTGCTTACCGCGAACCGCACGACAATCCAATAATGACGACCATCCGAAGTCAATTGCGAATGACGCACAGCGCTGTTATGACCGCGCAAGGTAACGTTGTTTCAAACGTTACGAACACGAACATCACCGCCAAAGAAGGATCGCGAGTTGGTTTTACGAACGAATCAAGCTCGGATACAAAAGCTAGCGTAGCTGCTTCGAAGGGTACTGCCAGTGCCCAGGGTCAAGAGAATGGAACTCTGACCCCAATCCGCATTGTTAGAGGGCCTCTGCAACGCCCTACAATCGACGGCCCGGATCAGGAGTATGTTCTCGCTGATTACGACCAACACAGAACGCAAAGTCGCCCAAGCGATTTTGGCGTTTGTGAAGACGAGATGAGCCATCAGTTCTTCTCGCGAAAGCCGACGTTCATCGGTTCGGTTGATTTGCCCTACACCGCCACTTCTGGAAAGAAGCTCGGCACGACGGCCATGCATCCGTTTCAAGTTTTGAGTGCTGCAAGTAAAGGTGACACGCCCTATCAGTTGTCACCATTGGAGTTTCTTGCGAGCATGTACGGCTATTGGAAAGGAGGAATTCGGTTTCGCCTTAAAGTGGTTGGACCTCGTGATATTTCTGGAAGGTTGGCAGTTGTGCTAGCCTATGGCGAACACATTCCTGACGCCCAAATGCCTGATTACATGCAGGCAATCACTGGTACCACCTACTATTTCGATTTTGACGCAACCCAGCGTGAAGCCGAAATCCTTTGCGAGCAGATCAACACCGTTGATTGGCAAGTCAATCTGGCCCGCTCTGATGATTCAACTCCTGCAAATGCACGTCCTGAAAATTATTCACTCGGCACGCTTTGTTTCTACATTGCGACGCCGTTGACTACAGGACCCGCGAACTATTCCAGTCCGCCTCAGTTGAATATCTACATGAGTGGTGCTGATGATTTCCAGGTCAGAGAACTGCAGCCTATTCCGAACTTGACACCGATCAAGCCGATTGCGACGGTCCCTCCGACCGTGCGCCAACAGACGCCATCACAAGGCGTCCCGCACAATGTGCGGAACAATCGTTATGACCCTCCAGGTTATAACGATGAGGACGTTGAAAGTGTATACGTCCTTCCAGAGCCGAAGCCTCGGTCTGGAGGCCTGCTTGCAAACAGGCGAGTCGTTGCCCAGTCCGCATTGGGCAAGACTATTGAGAGCACGACTTCTTCTGAGTTTGCTCTGACGCGTGATTTACCTGTCCGCGAACCCATTCCGGCTATGGATATTGCAGCTTTGGCCTCCAAGCCACTGCAAATTGCCATCGTCGAAGTGACGAAGGATAGCAACCCTCTCTTGAGTTGTTATGAACATCCGACTGAAACCCTTCGTGCACAGGCCTTGTGGGCCACACAGGCAGCGAAATACTACCGTGGTACGTTGGTTATGCGGGTTCGCCCGATAAGCACTGGAAACGGAGGTGGTTTGCTTGCCTTGGTCTACTATCCGTTTTACACTAAGACGGATGTTCAGTCAAAAGGGTACTTACAGGACCCGAAGTTCTTCACCGCTCTCAAGCATATTGAGATCGACCTGGCTTCTAAAAAGGCCGCAGAATTTCGAGTTCCGTTTGTCGCGTTGGACAACATGTTTCATCTGAACAGTCCAAGCGTTGGAGTGATCGCTCTCCAAACCATCAACAAGTACCAGGCTCTCACGAGCGCTGGAAGCGATTCGATTTCCCTTGCTGTGGAAATCTGGTGGGAGGACATGGAGGCAATCGTGCCTAAAATTCTTCCGCCCGACGTCGTCTCTGGACGAGTCACAGCCCAGGGTGAAGACCTAATGCAGGTTGTCACCTCCGAGGCTCCGGCAACGAGCAGTGAAATAGCTGCTGTTCCCGAAGATCCAATAATTGGACATTCGGTCTTGAAGACCGAGAACAACGTGCCCAGTTTTGTGGATGAAATCACCCGACCCAGTCCTTTGTACAACGCAAGCCAGGATATCAGTCTTGAGAGTGCGATTGGCCCAATCATGGTGGTTAAGCTTGACCCAAAAGTCACGTTTACCCAAAGTGTGGGCAAAACTTTCGAATGGTATCCCGGCCTGCTAAGCCTTTTGGCTTGTATGTTTGCTGCCGCCCGTGGAGACTGGATCTTCGACATGACGCTTCGCCTGGAAGCTGCTGGAACCAAACTTCCACGAATTGTTGTAGCGGCCTTCAGCCGGCTAAACAATCCAGGCCAACAAGACAGAATGGCTCCGTATATCATTCCCTCGAGACTCATTGATGAGCTTTCTATTCCGACGAACATGAAAATGAAAGCATCAGGAGCCCCGAACTTCCAACCCTCTCGTTTTGGAAACGACCCGGGAGATTGGGATTGTAATACGAACCTACCGCAAACAACCATGGAAGGGGCTGGCTATGCCCGCTTCCGTGTGCCGATGTCTAGTCATTATCGGTGGATTAAAGCTGCGCCGGACGCAGTTTCACATCGTTATGGAGCAACCGAAAACTTGCTCCCGGAGAATGAGCGCGAGGCGTTCGTTCTGATAGCCAACACCAATCCGAATGACGAAGCAGTGTGTACTGCTGTTGTCAGTTTGAGTGCGCAGCCTGCGCACGGTTACAGTCTGGCCATTTTTAGGGGCATCCCGCCACTATATTATGACGCGCAGATAACACCAGGGGGAACAGCCCCAATTTATGGCAGTGATTATCCAAATTATTACGTGCCACCATTAGTTAGTACTACATCGTCAAAAAGCAATCCGTAAAGAAACGTTCGACTCTTAAGTGGGCAACGCGAAACCGGAGCGTGAGATGTGTAGTATATAGATAGCTACCGATTATTCCAAGTAAGTAATAGTTAAGTCCAGGTCCCATCGGGCCCCTTAGTTTTTAAGTACCAAACAATAGTTGATTAAAAATCCTTCGATTTGCTCTTTG